GATGTATCATCAACTGTAGCTGTAATTCCATCTACTGCCATACTTGCTTTGTTATCTAAAATAGATAATTTAACAGCAGTTGTGGCTTCTTTTGCAACGGCACTTGATGCACCAGCAATTCCACCTTTAACAAAGAAACACTTACCATCTGCAACCAAAGCAGAAAGTTCATCTCCAATGCTTACATTTTCAGCAACTGCAATTTGAGCTGATTTAGAACCAGCCATTGCTATATCAATATAATTGCGTGTAGCATTAGCCTTTTGATTCTCCATAGAAACACCAGCAAAACGCTTTGCAGCGGCCACTGTTGGTCCTACGACTACATTAACCTCATCTGAATCATGAAAATAGCCTTCGCCAATTTCTATTGCATTCGTTCCTGCATATTTTTGTCTCGAAACTTCTCTGTTAGGAGCGTTTACGATTGTGTTTGGTCCACCACTCATTTTAATATCCTCTTTCCTTTAAATATTATTTTAAACCTTGTAAATAATAGAATTGTTTCTACGATTAGTACAGGCGAGATTAACAACCATGTCTGTATGAACTTGGAAAACAGTATGTTTGTTTGCTACTTGCGTAGGTTTACTCATTTTCTTTTTCCAACCAGCCTGAATGCCAAATGCCATTGTATTCCAATCAATCATCAAGATTGGAGCTGTAGCATCGTCATCCAAAATAGGAACAGCAACAAGTGGTAAGCTCTTAAACAGAACTTCGCCAGCTGTATTTGTTAAATCTGTACCAAGATTCATGTTTCCTGCATCTAAAATATCTTCAAACTCTAACAGTGTATCTGTTGTACAATAAATGCCTCTTCCTTTGCCAAGCACTGGAACAGCATTTTTAGTAATAGACTTGAAGTTTGTTTTCACAAAAGCCGTTCTCATTGCTTTAACAAGGTCTATCTTTGAAATAGCAGAGTAAGTATCTGTGTAATTAGCCCAACGAGGAACATCAGCAATCTTTAAACCACCGCAACCTTCTGCAAAACCAGCAGGGTCTCCACCATTGAAGCCTTTACTAGCACTTCTCTGTAGCCAATAATCCAAACCAAACATAGTAAGTTTGTCGCTTGAATCTTGTGCACCATTAAAGATTGAATTTTCAAGCTTTTCTGCAATAGAAACATCTCTAGCAGTACTACGAGTTTCGAGCAAGTCATAAATTGCCGAAGCACCTTGCTGGAACATAGGTTCTTTTACATCCCAAGTAATATTTGCCGTTAAGAAACGAGGTTTAATCTCGATTTTCTCCATTGTATCGCCAGAAGCAGTTGAATCATCCGCATACAACCCTGTCCATTTTGCACTATGATTTTGGTCAACCTGTACGTCAACACGCCAAGGCATACCGCCATGAAATGTTTTTATATGTTTATCATACAGATTACTCATTCCCACAAATTCAGTAATATCTGTTTGTAAATTCGTATAACCACCCTTTTTTACTATATCAGGTAGTGTGCCCTCAACCAAATCATTAATCTGGTCTGGTGTTAATTCTTGAATTGCCATTGTTTAGCTCTTTCTATTTAGCAAAACCGTCCATCTTTTTTTCCATTTTTGCAAGTACACTTTCATGGGCTTCTTCTTCGGTTAAAACTCGTTTAACCTTTATACCCTTTTTACCTGGTACTCGTTGAATGGTCTTTTTAGAACGATTTGTCAATTTATTTATTGCATCCTTAGACAAAGTATCTCCCAATGCTAATTTTGAAGCTTCATTAAAAATGTCACTTGCACTAGCCTTTACCCCACTTTGACTATATCCATTTGAGAGAACATCCATTTTCTCCCTTACCTTTACCTGCTGTTCTGGTTTTAACTTTGACATCATCTCCGAGGTGCCGTCAATTAGCACGTCCTGTTGACGTTGAGTTTTCAACGTAGAGATTTGGTCTGCTAAACCTGAAATTATTCCTTTTAATCCTGTAAATACTGCTGCTGGGTCTTCCATCTCAAAGATATCTTCTATATCAAGAAATGACAAATCCATTGGTTCATCTGCTTTTGGAGCATCTTCTTTTTTGTCAACATTTTTGTTAATGGAAAGATTTGCCATTCTACTTATCATATCTTCATCGTTAAGTTTCAAAATATCTGAATAGCTCATTCCAGCCTTGATTGCACTTTCAACCACTTCGTCACTTACATTAAACTCTGCATCGTCATCTTGTCCGTCATCTTGTCCATCATCATCCTCGACTTCTACCTCGTCTACGATTGGTTCATCTTGTTTTTTCTCTTCAACAATTTTCTCATCTTTTACATCTTCTTGTCCAAGTGGGTCAACCGCAATATCTTCAGCGTTTACGCCCTTGCTTGCTTCATCAGCAATAGTCAACATTTCTTTCATCGTTTCTTTTACTATATCTTTAGCCATTTCAATTTCTCCTCTATTTATTATAAGTTCCTAGAACGTTACGTTCAATTCGATCTTCAACCCTCTTATTCATCCAAAGTAAAGCTTCTTCAATATGAGTTAGAGCTAGTGCATTCTCTCTCGTAGCATACTCGCCTTTTTGAAAGCATTGAAGCCTGTGTCTAACTATCTCTAACAAATCAGAATCTAAAATCCCATGATCTGAACCATTTTCTTTTCTAGGACCTTTTTGAAATTTTATAGATTGTGTCGAAATATAACCATTTTGTTGAGCATCCCATTTTATATGATACTCGCGAAAAGCACCGCCTGGTCCTTCATCGCCAACAGAAAAAACTTCGTTCAATTTTTCTCTTTTTTGGATTGTGTTCAATTTTACTTCGTCATTAGCCATTTGTATTTCACTCATATTTTTATCCATAACAATTCCGGTCATGTAGACCTAGTTTTTTTAATGTATCTTTTCGTTCAACCGCATTATGATGAATAACATCACCGTCAGGGTGAACATCCGCTTTTATACCTTTTTTCTTAAATTCTGCTCTACGTTCTGCTACCTCACTTGGAGAGACACCACAAGCGAAATCTTTCAATGGCCAACCCTTAGAAGTATCTCCACCGCTAAAGCTGCAAACGGCAAAAACTCTCTTAGCGACTCTTCCATCTTGTAATGTTATAGTTTCTGGTCGCTTTTGTAAAGAAAAAAGTTTATCTATTTTTTCACCATCTTTAGTTTCGTATACATATATAGGCATTATCGCTCACCCATCCTTTCTTTTGAAATGTCAAAATAAGTTTTATCTAATTCAATACCTATGAAGTTTCTGTTAATGTTTACACAAGCTACTCCTGTGCTTCCACTACCCATTGTAAAGTCAAGTACAGTTTCGTTTTCATTTGTGTATGTTTTAATTAGATACTCCATTAGTTCTACTGGTTTTTGTGTTGGGTGGACTTTTCCTTTATTTGCAATCCACTTACCTACAATAATTGTATCTGGATTTTTATGGGTATATGTATAAGATTTCATGTTACTTTTTCCATCATTTGTTATTCTGTATGCGCTATTACTGCCTTTTTTTGCATAATTCTTCACGGTGACGGGTTTATCTCGCAATAACATAATTGGGTAGTAGTTTGGTAGTTTACCGTTGGAAGTAAATATACTTATAGTTTCATGTTTATTCATAGGCATTCTTTTGGCGTTTGCGAAGTTTCGTGCGATGTGTTTATCCCATATCCAATCATACTTGTAGTTCTTAATATTACTCATTCTTAAAGCACTAGAAAAAGGTTCACTTCCAAAGAGTACTATTGCACCATTTGGTTTTATGAGTTTGTTTAGTCTTAACCACATTTCATCAAAGGGAATAACACTATCCCATTTACAAGCTGTTGTACCGTATGGTGGGTCTGTTATGATAGCATCCACTACTACACCGTCAGCAACTAACTTATCCATTGCTTCTAAACAGTCACCTTGTATAAAACTAAGCATCGTTACCTCCACCTTCAGACTGCAACATATTAGCTAATCCCTCTGGTTGTCCACCACCACCACCAATGTGTTGATAGACTTTTGGTTCTGATGGGGGCTTTGTTACTTGCCTATCAGCAGACTCTTCTTCTGTCTGAACAGGCTGACCAAATTTAATGATATCTTCTAACTCTGGCAAATTCCTTAATTCAGATGCACGTTTGATAATTGCTTGAGCATCTATAACTCCACCGGCTGCTTCAATAGCTGGACCAAGAGGAAGTATAATTTCATTCATTGTGCCAACTAGTTTTTGATATCTAGCTTCTGGAGACTTGTCAACTGCTGACACAATTTCAACATCAAAGTTGAAATCCAAAAAGTCACCTTCTTGAGTTTCGCTATTCCACTGAACAGGAAGAACCAATCCAGTTTTACCAATTGGTTTTTCTAAATCCATTTGAGCAACTGGATCTGTCCATCGGTAATATATAAATCGGCTAACAATCTTATTTACAAATTTATTCAGTCTGGCTGACATATAAGCAATTCCACCGCTTGCATTCTCGTTGAGCAAATCTTCTTGTTTATAAGTATCCGCTTGTGGTCGAAGTCCACCAAGAGAATCAAGATTGCCGGATTGCCTAGAAAAATTAGTTCGTAGATTGTCTGAAAAAACCATAGTGTTCGTTTGTAGTCCACCCAAATTAACCTTCTCTGGACGTGAACCTTTTCTCATAGAAACGATATGTCCATCTGGAGTAGAGTTTGCTCTGATAGCATCTTCATCATCACCACTACCAACAACTGATATATTCTTTTGGGAGAGAGCTTGCATTGCATTTTTACGGTAAATATCATTGCAAAGTGTACTCATTCCAAATACAGATGCAAGAGGACTTAGCGGTAATATATTTCCAGGAACATCCCAATAAAACAATCTTTCATACGGACCATCTTCATCACCATCGTACTTAACTTCTGAAAGTAGTTCTAAAGTTTCAACAACATAAGTATAGATTTTGCTTTCGGAAGGAACCCAGATGTCACGAAGGTGAACTCTGTCTTTATAAGTAGTTATAGCTGGATTGACACCACTAAGAGATTGAGTCTTTCCACCCTGTGATTCATCAATCTCATTATCTTCACCATCAACTTTTTCATCAAATATCTCATCGATCAAATCTGCTTCAAGCCAATAGTCATTTCCCTCAAACTGAATTGCATCACTTGTCTTTGCTGACATATCTATGAAGTAATTATCAAAAGGAACATAGTCGGCAAATGGTGCTGCGATATCACGTCCTTCATAGGTAGCAATCTTTGACAAACCAATTTTCACAATACCAAGAGTAAATAATGAATCCACGTAAACTTTAGAAAGACACTCTGCAAGGTTTGCTTCTTTTATGTCTTTATCAGCCCCCATTGATATTGTCTTTGCCATACCAGAAAGGCTCATTATATCAGATGTCACATGAGTTACAAGTTCGGCTGGAGCCATAGAGGAAGTGTATGTAGCAACAAACAACTCAATATTGTTTTCATAAATCTTAGTAGCACCTAAAGTAAGGTCATCTGAATAATGATTTCCAACATAGTTAGCAACAAACTCTTTGTGTAAATCTCTCTTATAACTTAAATTACTAATTGAATCTTCCACACTCTCGTGCATCTTCTGGTCTATCACTGAAGGTCCTTGTTTTCTCATCTAACTCCCATAATATAAGCATCCCTGTCATTTCCAAGTTGCTCTTTGTTATATTCTCTCATTCGTGCTGCCACTGAATTAGCTTGAATAATCGGTTTAGTTTTCGTATCAACATAAATTGGTTCACTTTCTAAAACATGAGCAACCATTGCATCTGCCATAACTTCATCACCATGAGCAGTTCTTGCACCAGTAGGATTGCTAATAAGCTTGCTTGCTCTATGAACAATTCTTGGTCCAGGCTCGATGATAAACTCCATGCACTCGTTTAACCCATCAATACTCCTGTTTATAATCTTGTCTTGCCCCAGAGAATACCTGTAGTTCATCAACATGGTACTTCTAGCCTCATCATTAAAATAAAATCCAGCATCAGTATCATTTCTGTAATACAAGTTGCTGTACTGCAAAGCTTCAATCTCATTTGAAAATGTCTTTCCAACCACACCAGTAGCATCCCAGATTAGGAACGCATCATTAAACATCTTCGCCAACATCACTGATATTCTTGCAAAATCCTTTGGGTCATAGTTAGGTGACTGCCACCTTGCAACCTTTTCTTTCCTCACCGCATCATAAACAACTGCCACCGAATTACTAGCTCCTGTACCAAACGATACATCTGAACTCACAATAAATCTTCTAGCATACAGCCAGTCTTTGTCTATCTTTCCAGCTTCGTTGATATTGTTAAACCAGCAACTCAACTCTCCATTCTCATTTTCCTGTATAACGCTATCCTTGATAACACCCTGATATAGTGGTAACATTCCCTCAAGCATGATTTTCTTTTCAATCACTGCCTTTGAGAAGAACAACTGATCTGAACCACTTGCATCCATATCAAGCTCTTGAGCAACCATTTTATCGTCTGCCATCTTAGAAGCTGCTGTATCATACCAAGGAGACCTTTTCTTTCCATCTAGTATCCAAGGATAGTCTTGGGGGAACTTAACCTTTTTTGACCCCCTTACGCCTCTCCTAAGTACGGTTACTACTGCACTGTAGCTTGTATCTAAGATTTTAAGAACATAATCACCATTAATATCCATCTTTGACGTGTACAAGCCCTTGTTCTTTCCCTCGTGCAAGCTCCAATGCCACTGATAAAGAAATGCAGCAGTCTTACACTTGATGTTAAATTGTGTTAGTGGACCTTTGTGAGTTGATACAAAATATCTAATGTACGCTGTCTCACCAGTAGCACCGTCACCTCTAACAGCATCGTTGTCATTAATCGCTGCCCATTCATCACCAATAAACACATCCAGTCTTGGTCCTCTAAAAAAATCCTTGTTAGTTGATTCACCGTTAATAGTTGACTTTGTTTCATCATTCACAAAAGCTAAGACCACTCTTGTAACTTTTGATGGCTTCATCCACCCTGGAATATTATCGTGCAGATAATCAAGTTTTTCAAACAAACTTCCGGCTGCACCATCAACCAACGGTTCCTTTCTCGAAACAACTCCAGCTCTAAATGGCGATTCTTTTGGTAGCAATAACCAAGGAGCATATATCAAAGTCATCATACATACTGATGCTCCCATATCTCTAGTCTTTTCAATCGTTGCATCACCTGGATCCACCTTTGATAATATCCTATTCCATTCATTTTTAAAAAATTCATCTTGGTAGTCATAAACAATGAACGGCATTCTGGTAACAACACTTCTGGGATTTTCAGCCCAACAAAAAGTGTTTGTGAAAAATAGATAATCCTCTCTGATGATTTTTTGTATGAAAGCTCTGAACCTTAATTCTTTACCGCATTTCTCAAGTATCATTTTACGAAAGATTAAATTTGCAAATAAAGTTTTAGGAACATACTGGTCATATTTAAACTCCATCGTCTATTTCCCTTAGTATTTTCTTTTCCTCCATTTTCGCAACCTTGTTCATTTCAACAAGAACATCTATCAAATCACAAATGTCTTTTCCATCAAAATTGTTTTCGTCCTCTTTTTGACCTTGGCCAATACTCTTGTTTACAAAGTTCTTCTTAAAATCCATGTAAAATGCTTGAGATTCTCTGCAATCAACATAATACTTTAAGGCTATGGCATCCGGTGCTTTCTTCAAATCAACTGCATCGTGCCTAAACATCAAGCTCTCTAAAACCCACCTAGAGATTTCTTCTGGAGTAGCTTTCTTTCCTCGTAAAAACTCAAGTACGTCTGGAGGCACTACAATCTTTTTTACGCTCTTACTCTCTGGCCCTTTGCATTTTGCAACATAAGATGACAGTAAAGTTTCGATATCCTTTGCAGATGCTTCATCGGTTCTCATGTCTGCTCGTTCATCACAAAAATCCTGCCACAACCCATGCTCTTTCAAAAGCTTCTTTGTCTCAACAGATGTCACTGCCATTCTGCATTCTCCTCGTTTAAAAACTCTGCCCCTTCTCACTATTGAGGTCAAGGGCAGAGAACGTAACTATAACTAACCAACTAACGGTATAACCTAGTAAATCAATTCGTAGCTGAAGAATATTCGTAGTCTTCTGGAGCCTTTGGTTTCTCCCCTTTTTCTACTTTCTTCGCAACTTCTTTTTTAGCTTTCTTTGCCATCGTTTTCTCCTTTGTTTACTTAAGCCCCCTGGCTCGTTTCTCTTTTATCCGCTTGATCCGCTTGTTGAGTGCCGCAAAGTCTTCCTTAGTAGAATAGGTACGACCAGACTTAGCCTTCTTAACAACTGGCTTAGCCTTGGTAGGCTTGCGAACTGGCTTAGCCTTGGTAGGCTTGCGAACTGGCTTTGGCTCAACATTACCCGTCCTTTTTATCCGCCTCTGCTCAGCAAGCTTCTTTGAGTACGCTTTATGCCTTATTTGATCCTGTGCCGCTTTGCGAACCTCTTTTTGGCTCCTTATTTTAACTTTTCGCATCATATTTCAAAGTCTCCTGATTTCTGATTTTTCTAACTGCTCTATAGCCAACGCTTGAAAGTCCTCAATCAAATCTTCTTCTGTTTCTGCTCTTACTGCATAATTAACTCTATCGCCACGAATCATTTCTACTTCAGGACCACCGAAATCAATGTCAATTTCTTGAACTTCTTTCGCATCTGGTGACATTGAAGCATCGTTTGAATAATCACGATAATTCAATTTTGGGTACCAATTACGTAAACCACCAATTCTGTTGTATTTTATTCCAGACTCTAAATGTCTGATGTATTCAACAACTTCATTTGGAACAGTAAATTGTTCGTAACATTCTTTTTCTTCTGTACTCTTTTTTAAGTTTTTAATCGCAACAACGCCCATTTAGTCCTCCGTCAGTTTAAGTTTTCTACATAATTTCGTTTAAGACATTCATACATATACCAAAATTTGACAAAAAAAGCAAGAACTATTTTCGATTATTCGCAACTTTCTTCGCTTTTTGTTCGTTTTGTTATATTTTTACGAACTTTTTCCTTAAAATCAGGGTACGGGGTCGGTAAATGTTTCCAGTAGTCGGCATTTTCGTAAGCTTGCCGGTCGGTTGTCCGATTCCGTGATCCCTTGCTCATTTCATTTTCCTTTCGTCATAGTCACGTTTTCCTGCACAAGAAACGCGGGGGGCTCTGGTTTAAGAGAAGAGCACCGTTAACAACCAAGTTCTCTTAGCATGTATTCGTAATAAAGAGTACCGGCAATACATAGTTCATCATTCAGGTCTTCATGGTCTTGTTTGTTAATTGGCTTGTTAAAGTGGTTGTCCGCACCAATCTTATTATTCAAAAGTCCTAGATATAACCCTGATTTTAAAATACGGTCTTTCAATTGTTCATCTGTCATGTCTGTAATTTTGATCATTTCACTTCAACCTTTCCTTCTCCAAAGCTCAAGTCTAACAACTCTCTTTTCTAGTTTCTCAACTAATTCCTTCAACTCTTCAATCTCGTTCATAACGTTTACTCCAAAAAAAAAGCCATACAGTCTTAGCACAATCTTTACCTTTCGACAAAGACCCTCAAAACATGCTAAAACTGTACGGCTTCATTTAATTTGAATCATACTTGTTTTGAGACAGTACTTTCATTTGAAAACAAGCATATCAAAAACAGCTAAAAAAGTCAAGCACTTTTTTAATTATTTTTTTATTTTTTTTATTCTTCAATTCTCTACTAAAAATTTTTCTACGTTTTGGTTTGGATTGTGTAAGCCTTAAATAAAAAAGCGTAGCGGTCACTTTTTATTTATGTCTCACAATACAAAACTATTCCCACACACAAATTAATATATTTATATATACCGGTTTCTTACTGGCGTCCCAATCTGGAGGAAACAACTCAATATAAACAACTTCTGACATAAGTTGCTCACCTCTAAAATCGAAATATCCACTTTTTACACTTTATTTATTTACTCCATAAACGACCCCACACACAACTAGTGATTTCTTGCGTTTCCCACACCATACGAAAAAAGGGTGTGCGGTTTCTAATATAGGCTACTCGGTAATTGTTAAACTTTTGTAAATCTACCCTTTTATCTTCGCCCATAACCCCCCATTTCCGATGCCATATTTCTGACCGATTTAATCCAAATATCAGTTTTCTCAAGCTCCAATTATCAACCTTTTATTAGCTAATTCTTTATCAATAATTTCATCTTGGCGCGATTCTTGCTAGGGGGTGGTTTCTATCTTTTGAAAAAAACGCGGAACTGGACAAAGAGGTATTCAATATATGTATAAACGTATATATGGGGTAGGGGGTGTATAAAAGATTTTGGGTTTATAAAAGATTTTGGGTTTATAAAAGATTTTGGGTTTATATATTTATGAGTTTTGGTGTCCTGGTGTCCTGGTGGGTGGGCTACCCGACTGGTGATTAGTTATAAGTCGCTTGCGTGCAGTGCCTTGGCTGTTTAGTGTGTCTCA